CACGCATTTGTGCAACACTGTTACAATATTGTCACACCTGGCAGCAATTGAGGAACAAAGAGAGAACAGAAACCCCCCCTGAGTGTGTATTATTATAATAGTTCTCTGCCTTCATTTTTTGGGGGTAAAATTGGGAGTTGACTTTGTTAACACATTGTGCTATACTGATAGTATCAGGGGGACTCCATGCGCTTTGAAGACTATATGAAACCTAAAGAACTAGATAAGAAGCTTACAAAGCGTGAACAGAAGTTCATACAACTTCTAGTTGATGATAAAATAGACTCTGTAACCGCCTATGAAGAAGCAGGGTACAGTGGTAAGAACAAAGGTGTTTTCAAACATAGAGCTAATCGCACACAACGATACCTCTGGAAACACATCGAAAACAGAATCAAAGAGCGTGTCAGCGAAACAGCCACCTCTGCTCTAGGGGTTCTAGAGAGCCTTCTCCAATCAGATTCAGATACAGTACGCCTTAATGCGGCTAGGGATATACTTAGCCGTGCAGGGTACGATGCTGTTCAAAAGCAGGAAACTACTATCACGGAAGTAGCAGAACTCTCTGATGAAGAGATAGACAAGCAGATCAACAAGATACTTAAAGACAATGTTGTACAATTGCACAAAGGTAAATAATGGACAAAGTGGATGTCCTAAAGCTTCTCAAAGAGAAACAGAGGCGCATAGAAGAGAACAGGATTAATCAGTACAAGCCATACGACTACCAGAAGAAGTTTCACACTGGCGGTGCTGAATGTCCACAGAGAATACTCATGGCGGCCAACAGAGTAGGTAAGACATTCTGTGGAGCCGCTGAGACTAGCTACCATATGTCAGGCATCTATCCTGAATGGTGGACGGGACACAAATTTGATCACCCTGTCAGAGTTTGGGCGGCAGGTGAGAGTAACGATACGACTAGGGATATTATACAAAGAGAACTATTTGGTAACCCACAAGATCCTTCCAAGCTGGGACAAGGGGCTATACCAAAGGATCTAATTGTATCAACTGTTCGTAAACCGGGAGTACCTAATGCTTTTAGCTCTGCCTTGGTTAAGCACGTAACAGGGGGTAACTCTAGTATAAGTTTTAAAGCCTATGAGCAGGGATTTGAGAAGTTCATGGGAGAAGCTGTAGATGTTGTCTGGCTTGACGAGGAACCTAAACAGGAAATCTTTAGTCAGTGTATAACCAGAACGGCTGACACAAGGGGTATTGTCTATATGACGTTTACCCCAGAGAAGGGTATGACACAGGTTGTAAGTGGTTTCTTAAACGAACTGAAACCGGGACAAGCCTTGATAACAGCCACGTGGGACGATGTTGATCATCTCGACGCTGACACCAAGGAACAGTTACTAGCTGTCTACAGCCCTGCTGAAAGGGATATGAGATCAAGAGGGATACCAGTATTTGGTTCTGGCTTGATCTTTCCTGTATCAGAAGAAGATATTACTTGTGATGACTTCGACATACCGAAGCATTACTTGATCTTAGCGGCAATTGACTTTGGGTATGATCACCCTACCGCTGTTAGCTGGGTGGCTTTAGATCCAGACAACGATATAATGTACGTATACGATGAGTACAGACGAAGCAAGGAAACGCCTATTACTCACGCCGCTGTTATAAACGCAAGAACAAGGGGGATACCAGTATGTTTTCCCCACGATGGTCTACAGCACGACAAAGGATCAGGGATACAACTTGCACAACAATACAGAGATTTAGGTATATACATGCTTGCAGATCATTTCTCTAATCCACCAGCAGAAGGTAAACTAAATGGTAACAACTCAGTTGAAGCAGGTCTTAGCGAGATGCTACAGCGTTTTGAAACAGGTAGGCTCCAAATCTTTAAGTCTTGTCAAGAAACTCTTGAAGAGCTTCGGTTGTATCATAGAAAAAATGGGAAAGTGGTTGCAATTAAAGATGACCTCCTAAGTGCTATGAGGTACGCCGCACTCTCTGTAGAACGATTTGGTGAGAAAGCCACAGGAAGTACAACGTACAAGAAGTACAACTTTGATGCTAAAATAGAGTATAATCATAGAGGTATTGTATAATGAAGAAAAGAAAACCACCGAAGCCAAAGTATTAATCTATGGATAAATTATCCGACGATGAAATAGTATCTATTCTTAGTGGTGAAGTAGAAGACAGTTCTTCTTTTATTGATTCTGAGATTAGTACACAACGAGAACGCTCTATGGAGTATTTCTATGGGGAACCATTTGGTAACGAAGAGGATGGACGCTCTCAAGTAGTTGTCACAGATGTACAAGACACTATCATGTGGATGATGCCTAGCTTAATGCGTATCTTTACAAGTGGTAAAGACGTAGTACGCTTCACTCCAGAAGGACCAGAAGATGTCCAGATAGCAGAACAGGCTACGAACTACGTGAACCATGTGTTCTACAAGCAGAACAATGGATTTGACATACTGTACAACTTCTTCTTTGACGCTCTCCTACAGAAGGTTGGCATAGTAAAACACTACTGGGAAGACATAACAAAGACCACCACGGAGTCCTATGAGAAGTTAACAGAACAAGAATTTAGCCTTATCTCAGAGGACGAAGAGTTAGAGATCCTAGAGCACACAGAAGATGTTACCGTTATAGAAGTACCTGACCCACAGACAGGTGAGCTAGTCCAAGTAGAAGACATTAAACACGATGTGACATTCAGCAGAACTAAAATGTCCGGTAAGGTCACAATAGATAATATACCACCGGAAGAGTTTCTCATAAACCGTGGTGCTAAGAGCTTAGAAGATTTTAGATTTGTTTGTCACCGATCTCATAAAACTAGAACTGAGCTTATTGAAATGGGCTTTGACGAAGAGTTAGTAGAAGGTTTAGCAAGCTCTGGATCAAGTGTAGACGGACTTACAACTAGCCAAGAATATATGGCCAGACACGCATACGATAGCACAAATCAAATAGATACACGATCTGTGGTACGCTCAGAGGACACTGTAGAAGTATTTGAATCCTACACTAAACTAGACTTAGAGGACACAGGTGTAGGGGTACTCTACAAAGTAATACACTCTGGCAACGAAATGCTAGAGATGGAGCCTGTAGATACTATACCCTTTAGCTCTATATGCCCAATACCGATCCCTCATAAGTTCTATGGGCTATCTGTAGCAGAGACGGTAGAAGATATACAACTTGTTCGCAGTACCCTAACAAGAAATCTATTAGACAATATGTACTTGGCAAACAACGGTAGGTTCCAAGTTGTAGAAGGTCAAGTTAACATAGACGATCTGTTAACCAACCGCCCCGGTGGAATTGTACGCACAAGATCACCTAATGCCTTACAGCCTATTCAAACACCTGCCCTACAGCAGTATAGTTTTGAAATGCTGGACTATTGGGATAAACTTAAAGCAGGTAGAACCGGAGTAAACGGAGCTACTCAGGGTTTACCAGCAGATGTTCTAAAGTCCCATGTAACACAAGGAGCAGTGCAAGGTGCTCTGAGTAACGCACAAGGAAGAGTAGAGTTAATAGCTAGAGTATTTGCTGACACAGGTGTAAAGAGTATGTTTAAAAACATATACAACCTAGTTCAGCGATACGAAGATAGTAAAAAAGTAATGCGCCTAAACAATGCTTACTACGAAGTTGATCCTTCCAGTTGGAAAGAAGACTTGGATGTGAGTGTTGAAGTTGGCCTAGGATATGGAGATCAAGATGTTCGCCTTAATAATCTTTCTAGTTTCTCTGCTTTAATTGAAAAAGTAGCTACCCAAACTGATAACATGGTTTCACCACAAAACATATATAACTTGGTGAAAGAACTTGGTGCAGAGATGGGTATCAAAAATGCAGATCAATTTATCTCACAACCTGAACCAGTAGAACCTCCACCACCGTCACCACAAGACATACTAGCACAAGCACAGGCGCAAGCACTTACAATGGAAGCTGAAACTTCTAGAATGGAAGCTCAAGTTAAAGCAAGTGAATTAGAGATAAAAGCAGGGAAGTTAGAACTAGAAAGACTAGAGTTAGAAAACAACATCAACATAAAGAAAGAAGAGTTGAAACTTAAAGGAGTAGAACTTGGGTTTGAAATGTCTTCTGGACAAAACGTAAAGGCGTAAAATAATGGCACGACAAAATATGTACTATAGAATAAACTCCAGTGTAAACTTATCAGCTACAACAAGCTCTGGGGCTACCAGAACAGTGGTAACTCCTGCTAACGTGGGACTTGCCCGTATATCTTCATCAGGACTAGCTTACGTTGTACTAAACAGTGCCGCTCCAACAGCGACAGTGGCCGCTGGTTTAGCAGTAAACGTAGGGGAACCTGTTACAGTTGTAATAGAACCCGGACATAAAGTAGCGGCTATAACAGCATCTGGAACAGCCACGGTAAATGTAACTTGGTTAGAAGGCTAAACTAGCATGGCAACAAACAAAAAGATAACGGAGTTACCAGAACTATCAGAAGTTAACTTAGCGGCTGATGATGTCTTAGCGATTGTTGATATAAGTGCAGGTACTACGCACAAGATACGTAAGGACACACTTGCATCAGCTTTGTCAGGTGTATCTAGTATTACAGCTACTAGTCCTGTTGCCAGAGACAATGCCATAGGTTCAGTTACACTTAGTCTAGGTACTGTTCCAGTTGCTAAAGGGGGTACAGGAGCTACATCTGCCAGTGCCGCTAGGTCAGCTTTAGGTCTAGGAACAATAGCTACACAGGCATCTAGCAGTGTAAGTATATCAGGAGGTTCTATAGCAGGTCTATCTGCTTTAGCCACAAGTAACGCTAAGATAACAGGACTTGCTGTAGGTACTGCTTTAACAGACAGTGTAACACTTGGACAAGCTCAGAACGCTTCTATGAACTTTGCTCAAGACACAGGGGGTACAAACGCTTACGTAATAGCTCCTAGTCCAGCTATAACCAGTTATGTTGCTGGACAGGTGTTTTACTTTGACGCAGACAATAATAACACAGGGGCTACTACTTTAAACGTTAGTGGATTAGGAGTTAAAGCTGTACAGAATAGTGGATCAGCTTTATCAGCAAATCAAATATTAGCCGCTGGGCTTACTGGTGTTATCTACGATGGTACTCAGTTTCAACTTTTAACCGCAAGTGTAGATACATCTTCATTTGTTACTGCTGTAGATGCGGCATCAACCGCAACAGCTTTAGCCATAGCATTAGGATAGGAGTAAATTAATGGCAAATACTTTCCACATGGTTTCAGCAGATGTCACGACAAGTGACCCTACTGTCCTTACTGCTGGGAGTGGTGAAACTCTTGTGGTGGTGGGTTTTCAGGTTGCTAATGTTCACGCAACCACGGCCTCTTGGTTAACTGCAACTGTATACCAATCAGGAGGAAGCACGAACTCAGTCTTAGCTAAAGAAATAAACATACCAGTAAACGATGCTTTTAGCCCTATGCAAGGCAAGATGGTTTTAGAAACTGGAGACTATATTAAATTAGACGCTCAAGCTAATTCAAGCCTTGAAGCTACAATTTCTTACCTAAAGGTAACTTAATATGAGTGGGTACATATCAGGTATTTCCCCTAGTCTACGTGATCTAGTTGTACCAGTAGTAGATATATTTGCAGATGGTACAGATTTTAACGATGGTTCCTCTACGTATATAGACTTGAGTGCTACCCCCGGTAGTGAAAATAGTGTGACAATTGCTTTTGACGGTGTGTATCAAAATCACGATACGTTTTCTATAAGTGGTGTTAGAGTAACATTCGATGCCGCTATACCCACAGGCACTTCTAAGATAGAAGCTAGGTACGCACAAGAAAATCGTAACTACACAACAATAGCCGATAATGCAGTCACAAACGCTAAGATGGCAGATGATGCAATCGGTGTTGCAGAGCTTTCAGCTTCTGGGACAGCCAGTAGTAGTACGTTTCTTCGGGGTGATAATGCTTGGGCTAGTGCTGGTGCAAACATAAAAGAAATGTTAGCAATGGTATGTGATGGACGAGCAAGAACAGTAGGGAGTGGGACTTACACACCTGGCAATGTTACTGGTGCTCAAACACCTAATCTTACTTATGCAGATTTAAATGGAAGTTCTATTGCTTATACTCCACCCTCAGGAACAACTTCTGTTATTTATGATTTAAATTTAATGGTCCGTAGAATAGATTCAAACTGTGAAATTCTGTGTAAATTTTTTATAGATAGTGATGAAGTTACTGATGCTAGAAGATGTTTAGGTGGATACGTCTATCTGAGTGGCCCTGACACTCTTCGTTGGGTAGTAAGAATTGGTGATGGGACAGATACTGGATCTGGCAGAGTAGCAAGTTGGGGGTCAGCTAAAACTTTGAAGTGGCAAATTAGAAATGCTGTTGCTACTTCTGAAGGAAAGGCTCACGCAGTACGAAACTGGGATGGCGGTGGAGAATCTGAGCAACTATCAATTCCAATTTTAACTATTACAGCATTGGGCTAGGAGTTTTTAATGGCTAATTATAATTTTGACAAAATACCAGAGTATCCTACAGATTTTTTCGAAGCATTTTATGAAGAAAAGAAGGGCGACGACACAAAGATGAAAGCTTGGGTAACCGCTTGCGACAAAGTTAAAATAGACTTTCCGAAGGGGGATTAAATGAGTAATTTTTTAACTGGCCTAGCCCAACTGAACCCTCAAGTTAAAAGACATAATGGTGGAACTACTACGCTCACTTTGGACCAGAATGGAACTACAAATGCTACGATGCTCTACGTAAATGGTGTAGCGCAAACACCGGGTATAGATTTCAACGTCAGTGGTGCAACTTTAACAACTACTAGCACTCTACCTTCTGGTACAAATATCTGCACAACTATCCAGTATTTTTCTACAGGCATAGTCAACACTGTTGCTGACAACGCTATTGGCCTGGGGCAGATGGCTTCAGGCGTAGATGGAAATGTCATTAGTTATGATGCCAGCGGGAATCCTGTGGCTGTAGCTACGGGCAGTGACGGGCAAGTGTTAACTTCTACTGGTGCTGGAAGTCCACCTGCATTTGAAGCTATACCACCTGCCGCTGGTGTAACTTTAGGAACAGCAGTTGCTACGACTTCTGGAACAACTTTTGATTTTACAGGCATCCCTTCTGGTACAAAGAGAGTTAGTATAAGTTTAGCAGGATGTAGTTTTAATGCCGCAGTATGGGCTTTAGTTCAGATTGGAGATTCTGGAGGTATTGAGACATCAAGTTATGAAACTCTTTCCAGTTACGTGAGTGCTTCTGTTGTTGGTACAAAATTTACAAATGGATGGAATTGGGCAAAATTCGGTGATGCTTCATACATCTTCTCAGGGACTATTACACTCACCTTAGTTGATCCAGCTACTTATACGTGGAGTGGAGGTGGTGTAACATATTTTGGTGGAGGAACAACACCCAATATCATTGTAGGATACAAAGCATTGTCTGCTGAGTTAGATCGTATACGGGTAACAACAAATAGTGGTAGTAGTGCTTGGGATGCTGGCAAACTAAATATTACGTATGAATAGGGGTATATAATGAGCATTAGGCAAATAAATGTAATCACAGGTGTTGAAACTGTTGGAGAGTATACAGCATCTGAAATTGCAGAGCATATAGAATATGCAACTGGAAATGTATCTAGAGCTTGGGAACACCTCCGATTTCAACGCGATCAAGAGCTAGCAAAATCAGATTGGATGTCTCTAGGAGACAGCCCAGCAATATCAGATGCATGGACAGAGTATAGAACAGCTCTTCGGAACTTACCCGGAACACTAAATGATGTAACTGTTTTAGGAACAATAACTTGGCCGGAGGTACCTAGCTAATGACTGCAACTAAAATAACGCCGGGTTTAATTACTAGCATAGCTGGTGTGGCTGGAGGTGGTAAGGTTGTTCAAGTGGTAAATACCCAAACAGGTGCAGTTGCTACAATAACTACAGTACTGCCGTATGACGATACCATACCTCAAATAACAGAGGGTGGTGAAGTTATGACACTAGCTGTTACCCCTGCTAGCGCAACTAATAAACTATTAATTCAAGCGACTGTTTTTTTTACTTTTAGTGCTGGTGGCGGTTACCAAATGTCTGCCGCTATATTCCAAGATAGTACTGCTGGAGCGTTAGCAGTAAATTCTATTGTTGGAGACTATAGTACACATGGTAAGTGCATTACATTTTCTCATTATATGACAGCAGGTACAACAAGTGCTACTACATTTAAAGTAAGAGTTGGGCCGCCTAGTTCAGGTACACTTACTTTTAATGGCTCTGGCGGAGCAAGAAAGTTTGGTGGTGTAAATGCTTCATCAATTACAATTACGGAGATTTCAGCATGAGCTTAACAAAAATAAACGCAGACGTAATGGACATGAGTGACGCTTATACTTTTACTGGGGCTGTTAGTGGTGCTGGTAAGGTTCTTCAAGTTGTTTATGAAACAAGTTTTGCATATGTAACGTCAACTACTGTTGCACCTTTCGATGATACTATAATGCAAATCACCGAAGGAGTGGAAATTATCACAAAGGCTATTACTCCAGCTCATGCTTCAAATTTACTGAAGATTGATTTTCACAGCACAATTGGTGGCACACAGAACTATAAAACATTTGGAATATTTCAAGATAGCACGGCAGGTGCACTTGCTAGTAGTTATCTATATGGGAATTACTCAAACGATATTTCTTTATCTACTGTCATTGTTGCTGGAACAACCAGTGCAACAACTATTCGTTGTCGTGTAGGCAACTCAAGTGGCTATATTTCTGCTAACGGATATTCAAATGCTTCAAAAAGAGGTGGAGATATTCCACATACAACTTTAATCATTACTGAAATTTCAGCATAGGAAAATATAATGGCAACACAATTAGATAACATAGGCGCAATCATAGGTTGGAAGCACAACAATCAAGAAGGTATGTCCACTGTTGATGGAATTATAACTGAGTTCCCTGATGGCATTCCTTCAGACGCAGACATTGCTACTTGGAAAACTGAGTACGATGCAATGATCGTGGCTACTGCTTACGTAGAAAAAAGAGTTGAGGCTTATCCTACAATAGGAGATCAGTTGGATGCATTATGGAAAGGTGGAGATGACGAGACTGCAATGAAAGTTATTGTGGACAAAGTTAAGACAGACTTTCCCAAGCCCTAATGGTACTGGATGTTCTTACAGGTCTAGCACTAATTAACAGTGCCGTAAAGATAGTATCTAAATCTATCCGTACTGCAAAAGATATTTCTGAATTAGCAGGTCAGATAGATAACATTCAATTAGGTAAAAAACAGTTAGATGAATCTGCACATCCCATCATAGGCCGCTGGGACAAATTACTACACAAGACCCTAGGTAAAACTGGCGATAGGTTTTCACTAGGTCAGATAGCCAAAGAAACTATTTCTCAGAAATTAGCGTTTGAACAAGAAATCAAGTGCAAGGCTATGATTAACTCTAGGTTTGGTCAGTCTACTTGGGACGATATTTTAGAGGAACGCAGAAGTAGAATTGCTGAACACCGACTTAAAGAAAAAGAACTAAAAGAAAAGAAAAATATTTCAACAGAAAAGTTGTATAAAGTATTGGAGTACGTCATGGGAATAATTGTAGTTGGTTTAGCAGTAGCAGGGGTAGCGGCGTACATACACTGGGCTAAAAAATAATGGAGTTTGGAGCAAGAGAGCTTCTTACTTTTGGTACAGTGCTAGCAGGACTAGCAGGTACATGGGCTGTAATCAAAAGCACTGTATCTCGTATACAAGAAGATTTAAAGGGAGTGTTAAAAGAGATTGCCAGCTTAAACACTAGATTAGATGCAACAGAGTCTGGGGATGCAGTTATGAAACATCAAGTAAGTGTGCTAGGTTCTATGCTGTCCCCTGATCACCAAGAAACCAAAGCTAGAGAAGTAGAAGCTTTAAACCATAGAGTTACGGCACTTAGAAGAGATACAGACACTTTGATGCACACGCACAACGGTTCACACCCACCAGTTTAGAGAG